GAAGATTGCAGACTACTATGAATATCCATTAAATGAAGCACAGGAAGCACTTGAAGGTAAGTGTGAACAGCTTGCTGAAGGTTATTCATTCTTTACTAAAGCAGAACTTAAAAAGTTTATTAAGTTCCTACAAACAATTGTAGATGAATGTAGACAACATGCAGTTGTAGTTAAGAAACCTCGTGTAAGTAAACCTAAAGCACCAGGTGTTGTAGTCAAAAGACTTAAATATATGGTTAAATTTGATGAACTCAATATGAGATCTGTTGATCCTGCTACTCTAGTCGGTGCTGATGTTGCTTATGTTTATAATACAAAGAATAGAAAACTATTTAAATACGAAGCACAAGATACATCAGGTCTTACAGTGAAAGGTACAACCATTATTAACTATGCAATTAAAGCATCTGAATCTAAGACGATACGTAAACCTGAAGTCTTCTTTAAAGATTTAAAAGTTGGTAAACGTGAAATGAATAAACAGTTTAATGATTTGAAAACTAAAGGTGCACCAGCAAATGGACGAGTTAATCAAGACTGTATCATACTAGGAGCATTCTAATGATTATACTTGATTACAGTCAAATTGCTTTATCAAATATATTACCATTTCAAAAAGAAATAAAGTATAATACTGAAGAACAAACGGTTGATTTGATCCGTCATGCGACAATCTCTACCATTAAATCATATAAAAAGAAATACGCTCCCGAATATGGTGATGTAGTAATTGCGTGTGACGGTAAATCATACTGGCGTAGGGATGCTTTTCCTAACTATAAAGCAATGCGTAAAGTAAATCGAGAAAAGTCTGACCTAGATTGGAAATTAATATTTGATACCTTATCACAGATAAGAGAAGATCTTAAAGAACATTTTCCATATAAAGTAGTACATGTTGATAAAGCAGAAGCTGATGATGTGATTGCCACATTAGTTAAATATACACAAGAGAATGAATTATTGACTGAAGGTTTATTTGAAGAACCACAAAAAGTATTAATTGTATCTTCAGACAAAGACTTTATACAACTACAAAAGAATAAAAATGTAAGACAATGGTCTCCAATGCAAAAGAAATATGTAGAGGCCAGTCAAAAAGATATTGATGAATATATCATTACACATATTGTTAAAGGCGATAGTGGTGATGGTGTACCAAACATCCTCAGTAAAGATGATGTATTCATTAATCAAGAAAGACAAAAGCCAGTGATGAAGAAAAGATTGGCTGAGTTCTTTGAGCAAGGTATAGATGCTTGTCGTAATGATGAGGAAAAAAGAAATTATCAGCGTAATAGTATGTTAGTTAATTTTAAATATATACCTAAAGAAGTCCAAAATAATATCATAACTGAGTATACAAATTGTAAACCTCAAGGTGATAAGATGAAAATCATGGACTATTTAATTAAAAATAAATGTCGATTATTACTTGACGACATAGAGGAGTTCTAGATGAAGTATATAACTGAAGTATTAGAAGAAATTAATTCTGATCCTAAAGTCATTGAACAACATAAGAATGATATGGCATTAAAGATGTTATTTGAATATGCCTTTATTCCTGAAAATAAATTTGATTTACCTACAGGAGAACCTCCATTTAAACCTGATGCTGCTCCAATGGGTATGTCACCGGCAAACTTACGTATGGAAATGAAAAAACTATATGTATTTAAACGAGAAGATCTTAAACCAATTAAAAGAGAACAGTTGTTTATTGATCTACTAGAGAATGTACATCCTGATGAAGCTAAGTTATTATTAGCAGTTAAAGATCAAAAGTTAACTAAACTTTATAAGAAAGTAACACGTAAAGTTGTTGAAGGCGCAGGTTTAATACCTCCACTGTCTAAAAAAGAAAGTGCATAATTGTAATAAATCTGTAACATAAAATGCCTTTTTTGATGATATATACTTATTCAATTAATAATAAAGGTATTGAATATGAAAAAAACAATATTAATAGCAGCACTTATTTCTACAACAACTCTTGCTTATGCTGAAAAAACTGAACGCAAAGGATACTTTTATGGTATTCGATTCGAATCTCAGGATGCATTAGGTGGTACAGATGCTAATACTTATGGTATGAAGTTTGGTAAACACATTGCACCATGGATGGATTTATCTGTATCAACACGAGTTAAAGATAAAAATGAATCTGGTAGTAATGGTAATGATACTCGTTTAGAAGCTGGTGTTAAATTTAAACAAAAGCTTTCTGATCGTTGGTCTTCAAGTTTATATCTTGGTGTAGGTGATAAGTATGTTAAGAATGATAACTTTTCATATTGGGCAATAACACCAGGTTTAAAATATAAACTCAATGATAAGTGGTCTATTGGTACAAGTGTACGTTTTAGAGATAGTTTTAATACAGAACATCAGCAAAATGATACAACTTATGCTGCTAAACTTGGTTATAAAATAACTCCTGATACAACAATTGATTTGAGATATCGTATTAAAAGAGGTGATAGTGATTATAATGCAATTGGAATGGGATTATCATTTGAATTTTAATTGTACTTTAAATAACTTTTTTGATATAATTTTACTATGAATATTTTTTACTTACATGAAAACCCACAAATATGTGCGCAGTATCATGTAGACAAACATTGTGTTAAGATGATTGTTGAAACATGTCAACTTTTATCTACTGCTCATAGATATCTAGATGGGCATGAAATAGTCGGACATACAAGAACTGGTAGAAAAGCTAAACGCTGGGTTCTACCTGATTCACGTGAAACAATATTATATCATGCTACTCATGTTAACCATCCTTCAACAGTATGGACTAGACAATCTAAAGCAAATTACTTATGGTTACATTCACTATTAATGGAATTACTTAAGGAATATACTTATCGTTATGAAAAAGAACATAAGTGTACAGTACTAGCCGAAGCTCTTAAGACTCCTCCAACTAATATTGCTGATGTACCATTTACAGAACCTACTCCAGCCATGCCAGATGAGTATAAAATATCTGGTAATTCAATACAATCTTACCATAATTACTATAATGGTGAGAAGCAAAGAATGTTTAATTGGAAGAAAAGGCAGGCTCCTTCGTTTATAAATAACTATAATATATTATCAAAGGAATAATATGCCTTTATATGATTTTAAAGATACAAAGACAGGTGAAGTATTCGAGAAGTTTATGAGTATTTCATCTAAAGAAGAGTATTTAAAAGAGAATCCTCATATTGAACCACTTATATCTGGTTTACCACCATTAATTGACCCTGTAGTACTTGGCGTTAGAAAGACCGATCAAGGATTTAAAGAAGTCATGCAAAAGATACATTCACGCTCACCGGGCTCAGAACTCAATAAAACATTCAACACGTAAGGAATTATATGGCTAGACGCAAGGCCGCGACCCAGACGGATAGTGGGACGCAACCTAAGAAGAGCAATTCGTTAACAATTAAACCAGACCAGTTAGTGAAAATAGATCCACTAACGGATAATCAAAAGAAATTTTTTGATGCATATAAAATTGGAAGTTACTTCATAGCATTACATGGGGTTGCGGGAACAGGTAAAACATTCTGTGCTTTTTATAAAGCGATAGAAGAAGTATTAAATAAAAGTAATTATTTTAAAAAAATTATTGTAGTAAGATCTGCTGTACAATCTAGAGATATGGGTCACTTACCAGGTGACGTTACAGATAAGATGGAAATATATCAACAACCATATAAACAGATCTGTGAAACTTTATTTGGTCGATCAGATGCATGGCAGAGATTAGAAGAACAAGGATACGTTAAGTTTATATCTACATCATTTATTCGTGGTATGTCATTTGATGATGCTATCATTATTGTAGATGAAATGCAGAATATGAACTTTGAAGAGATAGACACCGTTATGACTCGGGTTGGTTACAGGTCGAAGATAATATGGTGCGGTGACTATAGGCAAACAGATTTGAGGAAAGCAGGTGATAAATCTGGATTGCTTAAATTCTTCGATATTGCTCAGCATATGGAATCATTTGAGCGTATCGAATTTACAGTAGACGATATTGTAAGATCAAGTTTAGTAAAAGATTATATTACTGCTAAACTGCGATATGAAGATATTGTTGAAGACAAATAAGGAGAAAACTTATGGACGTTTTATTACATACAGCAACAGAGTGGGTAAAAGCACGTTGGGCTGAAAGAACATCATGGGACGGTGCAGCATTGATCGCTGTTGGTGTTTTAGCTTTAGTAGCACACCCACTTATGCATTTAGCAGCATGGGCAGCTATCGGCTGGGGTGCATGGACATTATGGAAAAAAGAGAAGTAAGGGAGTAAAATATGGAATTTGATTTTGATTTCACTGAAGAAAAACTAGAGGAGCTTTTACCAAAGAATGAGAAGGTATCTGAATGGTATGAAGCTATGTGTGAGTACTTTCCTAAATTCGAGATTACAACAGCTCCAAGAGTTGCAGCATTCATTGCTCAGTGTGGTCATGAATCAAGGAATTTTACTGTACTAAAAGAAAACCTCAATTACTCGGCCGACGCTCTTAACAAAATATTTCCGAAATACTTTAAGAACGCTGGCCGAGATGCTGAGGAATACCATAGACAACCAGAAAAAATTGCCAATGTAATCTATGCTAATCGTATGGGTAACGGTGATACAGAATCTGGTGAAGGTTGGTTATATAGAGGTCGTGGACCTATTCAATTAACTGGTAAGGATAACTATACAAACTTTGCTAATGATTTCTTTGATGATCCTGAAACAGTTATGGATGATCCTGATTTATTATGTGACCACATACCAACCGCTTTATTAGCTGCTATTTGGTTCTGGAACAAGAATGGATTAAATAAGTATGCTGATGAACAGGATATTAAAGGTATGACAAAGAGGATCAATGGTGGATATATTGGTTTAGAAGATAGAATCAAGCACTATGATCATGCTATGGAAATCTTAGGATAATAAATGTTAAAACATAACGATGGTTTAAAAGAAATTGGTGTTAGTTTATTCTTAATACTTACAGTTTTATTATTAACCAGTTGTGATAAGGCTGAAGAGCCTGTAGTAATAGAAATTGAAGAAATAATAGTCACTCCAGAAGTGCCTGCAGAGGCTCCGGCAGATGACAATAAATATACTGAAGACGGAAGAAAGTTACCTACTTTAAAGAAAAAATATCAATAAAACAGTGTACTTTAATTAGTAAACGTGATATAATATCTATATAATGAAAAATTTTATACATCATGAATACCCTGTGATTAAACGTATTGATACCGACAATGGTAGATTATACGAAGTTCCAAATGGGAATCGTTACCCATCCGTTACGACTGTAACCGGTAAATTAAACGAAGCTGCAATTAAAGCATGGCGAGATCGCGTTGGTGAAGACGAAGCGAATCGTATATCGAACAGAGCAGCGAGTAGAGGTACTCAGATCCATGAACTATGTGAATCCTTTCTCAAAGGCGAACCTCTACAAGTTGATATGTTTAACCATGAATTATGGACATCTTTGAAACCTGAAGTTGATAAGATCGATAATATTCATGCGTTAGAGAATATGTTGTATACTGATAAGCTTAAGATGGCCGGTACAGTTGATTGTATTGGTGAATATGATGGCGAATTATCGATCATCGACTTTAAGACCGCAAAACGTCCTAAAGAAGAATCCAAGATTGAAAATTATTTCATTCAGGCCACAGCTTACTCTCTTATGTTTGAAGAGATGTATGGGATTAAAATACCAAACATAGTTATTATAGTCGGTGTGGATGATGAACAACCGCAAGTATTTAAAAAGAAACGCAAAGATTATATACAAAAGTTAGTTGAATTAAGATTAAGTGTACATTAATTCATAACTTTGATATAATATTCTAAAGGAGTAAAGATGAAAGTCGTAGCCCTTATAGCGGTAGTAGTAACAGTATTATTTTCTGTTGTATTATTTGAAACAGAATCTGATGCAAAAGTTACTGAACAAGAAGATCAGATTATAAGATATTCTTCTCTTACAGAATCTGATCGTAGACAAGTTGAATGCTTGGCACAGAATATATATTACGAAGCACGAGGCGAGAACCAAGATGGTCACGTTGCAGTAGCTCTCGTAACAATGAATAGATCTTTAAGTAAACTATATCCTAACAATGTATGTAATGTTGTTAGAGAAAAGCTTGGTAAAACATGTCAGTTTACTTGGTGGTGTGATCCTGAACTTAGAAGTAAAGCAACATTATACAACTATACACGACAAGAAAAAGCAGTGTATGAAGAAATAAGAAACTTAGCTTTACATGTTTATGTGAATCGCGACAAAATAGAAGACTTTACAGGTGGTGCAATTTTTTATCATGCTAATTACGTGAATCCACGTTGGAAGTATAAGAAGACTGCACAAATTGGAAAACATATTTTTTATAAAAGAAAGTAGGAGTTTAAATGGAAAACGAAGATGTAGTGACGACGAACCTACTCAACAATCTTACTAATAACGTTCATATCAATGCAGTGACATCTTCAGTGACAACACATGAAGTATTCCTTGATATGGATATTGAAGATCCACACAAGTATCGAAATCTAATTTCTTTACTTATTAATGCCCAACC